ATACAGATATATGTTTGTATAAATTATGTCCTAATGGATGTCATAAAATAAAAAGAAATATTACAAGAACAAGAAATAATATTTCAAAAATAGAAATTGATAGATTACTAATTAAATAAAAACATTTTTAAACTGCAAAATATAAATCAAACTAATAATACATTATATTGTTACATCATAATAGTAATCCTCATTAAAAACAACTTTGTTTTTCACAGAACGGCTCATTTTGGCGGCTGACATTTGTTCTTGTTCGGCTGCTTTTGCTATTGTATCCCATGTGTTTAAAACTTGTTTTGATTTTACATCTATTTTATAAACTTTTTTTCCTGTAGATGAAATAAGTTTAGGTTTATATTCATTTTGCTTCAAAGATAACCCATAATATCCTTCATTATTGCCTTCATCTGTCCATACTGTAGCTTTAAGTGCGTATGGAGATGCATTCAAATATTCTTTTATTTCTTTAATATCATTGTCAGTTGTTTCTTTTCCAAGTGTAATTTTCCATTTTTGATATTCTCTCAACAATACAGAATTTAAAATTTTTCCACAATCAGAGAATTTACATGCTTCAAATAAAAATATTTCAACATTAGAGTTTTCTTGTGTTTTCTTATATTCAACTGATTTTAATTTAATACCTAAATATCCGTGATTTCTTTCAATACGTTTAGGTTTAAATCTTGTGTCCATATAATTTTTTAATGCATGAAATACTTCTTTTGAAGGTTTTACTTGACTCCATAATCGGTATCTTCCTTCAATATTCACAGATAGTTCTTCTACATCAGGTCTAACAATACAAATACTATTTACAAATTCATTGAATTTTTTATTCAATTCATCTTCTGGCAATAATACATTTTGATAAATAGATTGGTTTTCAATAGTAACAGATTCAATTATTTTATTATTATTTTCTAACTTTTCTCTCAAATTGTTTAATTCAATGGTTTTTTCTTTTAATATTTTTGAACTTGATTCTAGTTGTTCTTTTAATTCTTTATTTTCATTTTCTAATTTTTCATTTTCTTTCATTATTCTATTAAAATTGTCTATACTATATGTTTTTGAATGAATAATATCTTTTATGTGTTTAGATAACTTTTCTATAGTAAAGTTTGTAGAATCGTAAGCAATAATTTCTGTTTTATTTTTACCATTTACTTCAATGGTACGAATTTGTCTTTTTATTTTTGGATATGACTTAATGAGGTTTTCTATTTCTACTTTATTTTGAACACGAAATGCATTAACTAAAATAAAGTTGGTATATTTTTTACGATGATCTAATATTCTAGTGCCTAAATCATTGGTATGACCAAATTTAATTAACTTCTCTCCTTCTTCATTTGTATTATCAATTGTACCGAAATAAATACATTCAGTATTTACTGGAAATTGAACGATAATAGCTTTTTCAACTTCTCTTTGTTTTTCTTTTTTTGCATTTTGTAATAAAGTTAGTTTTTCTTGTTCTGTAGTTTGTTTGATTTCCAAAATAATATTATCTTTTTGTTCCAATTGAACTTTTAATTCGTTTGTTTCTTCTTCTACTATTTCATGTAATGTTTCTTCAAGTTTCATATAATATTCGTGGATTTCTGATGCTTTTTTTGTTTGCGCTTTTAAACATAATGATTTAAAACATTTAATTGATAACATTATTGTTTGTTTGTTTTGACCTCCATGTTTTTCTTTATCAGAACTCGTTTTTGTTGTAACAAAGGCAACATTAGTATTATTTAAACTTGCTCCTCCAACTTGAGGAGCGATAATTTTGTAATCTATGTCAATAGTAAAATGTTTTTCTATTAATCTTATTGCATTATATTTTTGATTAAATCCCAACCATTTCCACACATCATCTAAATCAACTACAAAATTTATATTTTTATCATAGTTCAAATAGCAATAAAAACTACTTACAAATAGTTGTTGTTCAAAACTAGAAAAATTGTCTTTTATTTTATTCAATAATTTGTTGTTATATATACTTGAAAGCTTTGTGATAGGGTTTTTTTCAATAAGTTCAACGATGTTTAACTCTTGCATCTTATTATAATATCTATTATAAGATACTCTTTAAATTGTTTTATTTGCTTTTATATTTTACAAGCGAGAATTATAAAAGCGTTTCTACCATTTATTGGCTTTTTTTACATTAATTTTGGGACCAGCTCCACGTTTTTTGCTCTTATTAGGGTCATATTGTTCTTCATCTTCGTCATCTTTAAGACTTTTTGATAATTCCCAAAACTCTTTTGAACCTAATTTGAAGTCGCCATGGTTATCGGCTTTATACCAAAACACCTGATCATGCAGTTTATTTGATTTTGAGTTATTATTAATTACCAAGCACTCAAAATTTTCTGTACATTGATCCATCACTTGACAAAAGCTCTCAAATGTTGGAAACATTCCCGCGTAATTTTCATAGATGCGCCGTCTATTTGCAATATAATTTTCTCTCAAAATGAAGACGTAATCAATGTTCGTTCTTAGCGTTGGAGGGATACCTAAGGGATATTGCATTGTGATGACTAACATGACCTTCCAATGTCTTCCGTTCATAAAAAGAAGTCGCATCATTTTATCACGAGACCATGTGTTATCATAAAGGCAATCATCTAAAATTACGAAAGTTCGTGGATCAATGGTGGAACGTTTATATGTTTCTACTTCTTTTTTAATTTGTTTCAATACATTACGCTGTCTTTTCAGAATATTTTCAATGATAGCAGTGTTATATTCAGTATGAATGAATAATTTTGGTACCATTTTGCCGTAAAATCCGTTACCTTCTTCAGTTCCGGATATAACAGTTCCAATAGGAATATCTTGTTGATAATAAAGTAAATCTCTAACCAAAAAAGATTTACCTGTATCACGCTTTCCTATTAAAACAACCACAGGTCCTTTATTTTCACTAGGCTTAAAACTGATACTTTTCATGTCAAATTTTTTTAACTCTAGTGTCATTTTTAATACTTTTATAAATTATTTTATTAATTTTTACACAATTTATTTAATAACATTATTAAGAATATTAATAAGTTAAAAAGAAATATAATTTATATATTAATTAGCTAAAGAATGATAGATGTAAATTATCAAAAAAGGAAGAACACTGAACTTTTTAAAAGTTTAGAAAGTGAAAAAAGTCTTTTTATAACAAATGCACAAAATTATATACCAATTTATAATAATTTCTTCTCATTAAATGAAACTAATTTTAATGGAATAAATCTTAATAATAAATGGCATATTTCAAATGTAAAAGAAGAAATAGACTCACATTTATATAATTGTAAAATTAAAAATATTACAAATAATAAAGTAAAAAATAAAAATGTTTTTTTTAAATTAGCACCATTATTAGATCCATATAAATATTTAATTGGTAAATATAATGTCAATGATGAAAAATTGTATGCATTACCAAAAATAAATTCAACAACTAATGAATGCTTAGAAAAATTTTTAGATAATAATAATTCTGCTTATGTAGATGGTATGTTTTTATATTTAACAAATCAATTAAATCATAATTTCAATTTTATACATGGCGTAGAATATTATGGTTCTTTTTTAGGAATAAAAAATAATTTTACAATAAATGTATTTGATGATATAGATTATTTAAACAATTCTGATTTTTTTAATAAAAATAAAAATATTTTATTTAAAATAGATAGTTATGAACATTTATTTCAAAATGAAAATTCAAAATTAAAACCAATTATAATTGATCATAATAAAAGTGCTAGTTCCCAATTATCTATTAATTCTTTTAATAATGAAATATTTGAAGGTATTTTTGATGATGATTTAAATTCTTTCAAAAATGAGTTGAACGAATTAAAAGATATAACAAATACAAATAATTTATCTAATACAATAGTTGGTAATGTTACATTAAAATCGAATTCAACATGTTCATCTAGATCATCATATACTGATAATGAGAATGATAATGAAAATGATAGTAGTTCTGTTTCAGAATTATTTGAAGAATCAGAAGAAGAATCAGAAGAAGATTCAGAAGAAGAAGAAGTTATAAATGTTACCATATCAAAATTTCCAGTTCAAGTAATTTCTATGGAATTTTGTGAAAATACATTTGATAATTTAATTTTAGATAATAATTTAACTCAAGAAGAATGGTATTCTGCATTTATGCAAATTATTATGATTTTAATTACATATCAAAAAGCATTTAATTTTACACATAATGATTTACATACTAACAATATAATGTATAATAATACTGACAAAAAATTTATTTATTATTGTTATAAGAAAAAATACTATAAAGTTCCAACATTTGGACGAATTTTTAAAATTATTGATTTTGGAAGAAGTATTTATAAATTGAATAAAAAAATCTTTTGCAGTGATAGTTTTCAAATGGGCGGAGATGCTGCTACTCAATATAATACTGAACCATATTTAAATGAACAAAAACCTAGATTAGAACCAAATTATAGTTTTGATTTATGTCGTTTAGCTTGTTCTATATTTGATTATGTTGTAGATGATATTGAAGAAACAAAAGATTTAACAAAATGCAATGATCCTATAAAACGTCTTATTATTGAATGGTGTTTAGATGATAAAGGCATTAATATGTTATACAAAAATAATGGTTCAGATAGGTATCCTGATTTTAAATTGTATAAAATGATTGCCCGTTGTGTGCATAATCATACGCCTAACGCACAATTGGAACGTCCTGAATTTAAAAGTTTTTTGTACAATAATAGTTTAGGATTAAATATTAATAACGATATTATCAATATAGATAACATTCCGGTTTGTATTTAAAATAAATTATTTTATAATTATATATAATTATGAATTCATTTGGATTTATTATGACAAGACATGTAAATTCTTTTACCACTAATAAATATTGGAATCATTCTGTGAAATTATTAAGAACATATTATCCTATCAAAAAAATAGTTATTATAGATGATAATAGTAATCAAGAATTTGT